AAAAGAAAAAATCAATTAAACGAAAACTATATTAAGAGAATGCAAAAACTCGCTGGTATTAAATTAAATGAACAGTTTGATAGCGGAACAGTAGACACTTTTGGTCTCCCTAAATCAGAAACAGAAACCCTCGCTTACAATCTTGAACAGTATAAAAAAATAATGGGAGAAGATAGTGTAGAAAAGCTTGTAAACTATTTAAGAAAAGAATTAAAACAACCATTTGTTATAAGTCATGAAACTGGAGACTGCATTTATTTCAGCCAACCAGACGGCTACTTCCTTAAATTTAAAGGTTATTTAGTCGACATATCTTCATATTCATTTTCTCTTGGTCATAAAGACAGTCTTGGAGAAGAAGTTTTTGACTATCAAATATCAGTAGACATGAACAATCAGGATTATAATTTAAAAAGCTTAAAGTTTTAAATAAAAAAGCCACTTGAAAAAGTGGCTTTTATTTTATTTGCTATTAATTATGTCCCTTATTTTTGAGGCAAGTTCATAATTTTCTTCATCAAGAGCATCATTCAATTTCTCAGTTAATTCTTCTAAAGACATATCTTCTAATGATTTTTCACTTGGAACTTCTTCTTCTCTTGATTGAACTGTAGATGCTAAATCATCTAACCAATCTTCTCTGTTTGCTTTAATAGAAGAGTCAATATCAGATGTATTATCTTGACCAAGATTTAACTCTGCACTTCTTGAACTTTCTTCAGTTTGGTGGTCTAAAAATGCTTTAACTTGCATATTTAATTCATTAATCATTTTTTTAATTCTTGCAAGAGGATTTTCTCTACCAGACTCTTCTGCTTGACCAGGATTTAACAAATCATCAATTAAGTTTGTGAATTCTTCAGCTGGAAGTGTTGCCATTTTGTTTATAAACATAGGCATCATTTCTCTTTTATTATCTATTCCATATAATTCATGACTTTCTTCGTATTGGTCAAGAGCAATTTCGATTGCATAAAAAATTTGTTTCCAAATTTGAGGACCTAAAATTTTATGAAAATGTTCTTCTTTATATACATCTGCAGCATCCATAATAGCTCTTTTAAGATTATCACTATATTCTTTCATTCTGATACTCAACAAATATTCTAAAGCACCCTTAGCTATCTCATGCAACAAAACTGCAAAATTTAAAGCTTTTGCTTTAACTTGAACATCATCCTGTTGCTGCTGCTCTCCACCCTCTTCTCCTTGCTCTTCTCCCTGCTCTTCACCGCCTTTTTTCTCTAATTTAACAGAACCAGCTGGCATTCTACCTGCAATATCATAAGGAGGTATTTTCCACAATAGTAAATTAGCATTTGGATTCAATTTAATATAAATTGGATATAATTTTGGGTCAATTGCATCTAATTCAGACTTGAATTCTTTTAAAACATCAAAAAGTTTATAACCACCGCCCATCATCATGGCGTTCATAATTTTTCTTATCTTAATTTCTCCTCCAACAATTTCTTTTTCTTCATCTGTTAATTGAATTTCTTCTGGGTCTGGCGCTCCTGAATCTGAATCATCAAAATCATCAATTCTTCCCTCGCCTGGAGACAATAATTCAGCAACAATATTATTCATTATTTCATCTGACAAACCAAGTTCTTTCTTAACAACTTTTTTGGCAAGATTTACCAATTTTGCTTTATGTGGCTTTTCTAATTGTCCGAGAGCAAAAAGCAATTGACCAACTTCACCCCAATTAGAAACTTTACCAACTTCTATTGATTTTGCTAATAATTCAGCAAATTCTTTAGAAGCAATTTTTTCTTGAGTTGTTTGACCTTCTTTTTCTCTTGTAAACATATCAATGTCTGCAAATGGAGTCATTCTTTGGTCGCCTCTTTTTTCTAATCTTCTTTGTGTTTCTGGGTGTGGTCTATCTGTTGAATCATCTGGAAAATCCATAACGTCTTCTTTTATAAGTTGAGAAAATCTTGTAAATTTATCTAAAAGCTTGTATCTATTTGCAATTTCTTGCAGACTAACTACTTTTTTTTTTGAATCTTCTGCTTTTGGTCTTGTTTCCGTTCCAGGGTTTGGAACTTTTCTTGGGTCATTTGGAGCAGGAGTTGTTGTTGGTGGCGCTGTTGTTGGAGCAGGTTTAGTTGCTGGTTCTGCAGCATCTGTTACTTCTTCAACATCTTGCTTTTCATCCATCATAATAGCTCTTACTTCTTTATAAAGCTCTTTGTCTTCCTTAAACATATTTAATAAAGTTTCTTTTAATTCTTCCTTCATTTTTGATTTAATGTAAGTTTCTCTAATAAGTTTTCTAAGATTTTTCATGCTTTTTTATTTATAAATAGTAAATAAAAATTAAGAACTGCAACCAAAACAATCAAATTGAGAGTCGGCTGGTTTCTGAGGCAGAACTTCAATTTTTGCCCCAATTGGTTTTTCAAACTTTGAATTAACAGAAGAGACATCTATAGCCAAATGTTTAGCGCCAGTAGATATAGCCTTAGTTCTAACGTAGTAACATAGAGTTTTTAAACCTTTTTTCCAAGAATGAAAGTGACTTGAAGTTATTTTTGAAAGAGTAGGATTAGCCATATATATATTCATTGACTGTGATTGGTCAATAAAAGGAGCTCTATCTGCAGCCATATCAATTAAATCCTTTTGAGATATTTCCCAAACGGTTTTGTATTTTTTTATAAGATGCTCTATTCTTTTTACTTTTTTCTCATACCCCTTAGCTTCTGGGTCAAGATATTTATTAAAGTTTATATTTTGAACAGAGCCGTCATTTAAAATTATTTCATTTTTTAGGTTTTCTGACCACAAATCAATATTATCAAAATCTTCAATTAGATACTTGTTTACAATCATTATTTCCCCTCCAACAACACGCCTGTTAAACAAAGCTGAATGTGCTGGCTCAGTCATTTCATAAGAAGATGTTATTTTTGCAGAAGATGCTACTGGCATTTGTGCAGTAGTTAGACTATTGCAAACACCATATTTTTTAATATCTTCAGCTAATTCTTCCCAGTTCCAAATTCCAGACAATTCATTTTTATCAACACCCCACATATCAAATTGGAAAGTTCCTTTAGATATTGGCGAACCTTTAAAATATTTATATGGTTTATATTCACCTGTTTTGCAAAGATTATTACTTTCAAATAAAGCGGCATAGTATATTGTTTCAAATATCTCTTTATTTAATTTTTTTGCTTCTGTAGAATTAAAAACATAATCCAATAAGAAGAAAACATCAGCCAGTCCTTGAGTCCCGATTGCAATAGCTCTCTGCTCTAATCCACCCTTCTCTCCTTTGTCAGTAGAATAGCTATTAATATCAATTACTTTATTCAAAGCTTTTACAACTTTTCTAACTTCTTCAAAAAGCAATTGTAAATCAAATTTTCCATTAATGATATAGTTTTTAAGAACTAATGAAGATAAAGTGCATATAGCAGTTGTTTTTTCATCTGTATATTGATAGATTTCATTGCAAAGATTACTTTGTCTAATTGTTCCTATATTCTTGTGATTTGTTTTGTTGTTTGCATTATCTTTTGAACAAAGATAAGGAACGCCAGTTTCAATTTGAGCCTCAACTATTTTAAACCAAATGTCTTGAGACTTAACTTTTTTTCCAATTCCTAACTCAACAGCCTTTTGATATTCAACCTCAAACTCTTCTCCATATATTGTATGAAATGCTTTTAATCCTGCTTTTTTAATATCATTTGGGCAGAATAAATAATAATCACCATTTGTTTCTACAGCTCTCATAAAATTATCTGGAACCCATAAAGCAGTAAACAAATCTCTTGCTCTTAATTCTTCAGCTCCAGTATTCTTTTTAATATCTAACAAATCAAAAATGTCTTTATGCCAAGGCTCTAAATAAACAGCAGCACTGCCTGGTCTCCTTCCTTGTTGATTAAAAAATCTCAAAGATTCGTTTACAATTTTCAAATACTTTAATAAACCCCCAGCAAATCCACCAGAACTTGACAATCTACTTTCTTTACTTCTGATGTTAGACATGCACAAACCAATACCAGCCGCATCAGCAGAATAAACTGAAATATCTCTCAATGTAGCCAACAAACCATTTCTTGAATCATCATCGTTAAAATGTAAAACACAAGAGGCAAGTTGAGGAATTTTTGTCCCAGAGTTAATCATTATCGGAGTAGCAGGAGAAACCAATTGTTTTGAAAGAGATTGATAATACTCAACAGCTTGCTCAAAACTTTTTGTAACCCACAAAGCAACTCTTAAATACATATGCTGTGGACGTTCAACAATTTTACCTTTAGAATTTTTTGTAAGATACATTTCTTGCAAAGTTCTCCAAGCAAAATAATCAAAATTATAATCTTGTTCATGGTTTATAACAGAATCTACTTTGTCTGCTCCATATTCATCAATAATATCAATCAATTTTTGATTGATAACACCTTCAAAACACAAAGACCTCATTGTTTCAGAAAAGCTTGGACTTGTTTCTTTATGATAGGAAGATATGGCAACAGAAGATGCAAGTCTACTATAATCATAATGACTTCCAGTATATGAAGCAGATATTTCTGAAATTAATTTATCTAACTCTTTTGTTTTAATAACACCCTCAGTAGGAACAGATGTTATTACTTTGATAAATATTTCATCCGCACTAACTTTTAAACCCTTTGCAGACCTCTTGATTCTATTTAAAATCTTTGTGGGATTAAAAGATGCCTGCTCCCCATTTCTTTTTTCTATAACTAACATAATACTATTTTTTTATAATTTAAAAATCTTCCTCAAAACTAATTGTTTCATTTAACTTTGCTTTTTGATATTCCATTGTTCTTGATTCAAAGAAATTTCCTTTTGTTTCAACTGCAATTTGTTCCATAAATTTAAATGGTTGTTCAACGTTAAAATGTTTTTTACAACCAAACTTAACTAATAAACCATCAACAACAAATTCAAGATATTGTTTCATTAAATTAGAATTCATTCCAATCATTGATACTGGAAGAGATTCAGTTATAAATTCTTTTTCAATTTCAAGCGCTGATAACAATATTTCTTTAATTCTTTTTTCTGAAGGTTTATTCTTAATATGATTGTTTAAAAGGTGAATAGCAAAATCACAATGCAAATTTTCATCTTTAAAAATTAAAGTATTTGCATTACAAAGACCTTGCATAACTCCTCTCGACTTTAACCAAAATATAGAACAAAAAGAACCAGAGAAAAAAATTCCCTCAACTGCAGCAAAAGCAATTAGCCTTTCCTGAAAAGAAGCATTTTTAATCCAATTTAAAGCCCAAGTTGCTTTTTTCTTTACCGCTGGCAAATGTTCTATTGCTGTAAAACATTCTAATTTTTCTTTTGGATTGTTAATATAAGTATCTATTAACAAAGAATACATAAGACCATGAATGTTTTCCATAGCTATTTGAAATCCATAGAAAAATTTTGCTTCTGGATACTGAACTTCTTTATAAAAATTCTCCGCTAAATTTTCATTTACTATTCCATCTGACGCAGCAAAAAATGATAATATATTTTTAATAAAATATTTTTCATTTTCTGATAAATTTGCCCAATCTCTAATATCATTGGTTAAATCTATTTCTTCTGCAGTCCAAAAAGCAGCCTGATGATGTTTATAAAATTCGCAAATATCAGCGTGTTCTATTGGAAATATAACAAAACGATTTGGGTTTTCTTGTAAAATAACCTCCTCTAAACTTTCTTTAACTTCATTTTTCATATAATAAATTTATTTTTTTTTAAACTTGTTCACTTCCTAAAATTTGTTGCTCCATATCAAAACCATTTAGATTTACAACCCCAGTTTGTTTTGTAGACAAAATTTGAATATCTACTTTTGAAGTATCAAATAACATTTCCATAGAATGTCCGTCTTGTCCATTTCTATTTTTCATTACCATCAACTTTGCTTTTTTTGCTAATTTATCTATATCTGTTCTTGCAACACCAACTATAATATCTGCCGTTTGAGCTTTTCCTAAACTTTCAGAAATGCTGGACAAATCAAATTCATTTTTATTTATTGACATTCTTGATGTTTGGCTCGCAGTCCAAACTGGAACGTTAAGTTCCATAGATAAAGCTCTAATACCTTCATATATACTTGTTAATGAATGTCTTTTTTCTACGTAATTAATTAGAGGCTTCATTATGTCTGCATAGTCAATTAAAATTAAATCTGGAACAAATCCAGACTCCCTATTAAGAGAAGATAAGTGATTTTTTATAGTATTAACTGTTGCTGTTCCAGTAGGATACTCTTTTATTTTTAACATTCCACCATTTTCTTCAAGCTTTTTACTATTATCTATTATCATTTGTTTAAATTGATAAACTTCATTCATTTTGATATTATTCAAACAAGCATCAAATCTATTTCCAATAACCGTTTCTGATAATTCTAAACTATAATATACAACCTTTTTTCCATATTGAATAGCTGTGCTCCCAAACTTTACTAACATCATTGATTTTCCACCACCAGTTGGAGATAAAACAATACCAAGTTCTCCGCCTGATAACCCTCCTCCAATTCCAGAATCAAGACCATGCATGCACGGAACTGGTTTTCTTACTTTTTGTATCATTCTAACCTCAATATCTTTAAAATAATCATGTCCTTTGCTTTTCGGTTCACATTTTTTCATAGCTTCATTGATAACATTTGCTATTTCTCCATAATTCCCACTTTCAAATTCATCAGCAGCTTTCATCAAAGATTTTTTCAAAGACTGCTTTCTGAAAAAATCAAGAGTAATCTCCATAACAAATTCTTTATCTTTTAAATCATATCCAAAAACAACATTAGACAGTTCTAACAAATGGTCTTTTAAAACCTGCTCTCTTGTATATAACTTAATTGATTGTTCTAAAGTGTCTTTTGGAGGAACAATGTTGTATTTATTTATATAATTTAAAACAATCTGCATGAGTCTTTTGTGATGTGCGCTTTCAAAAAAAGAAAGGTCTAAAACATCTAAAATCTGCTCTCTAAAATCATGCTGAATAGGGTCAAGAATTATACTAATAATCTTTGTCTGCATGTTTATATCATTAAGTATATTTGTTATGTTAATGCTCGAAACTTCTTTTTCTAAATTTTTATTACCCATGTCTTTTTTTGTTTTTATAAATAAACTAAAAATTAATTTAGCACCGTCCAATATTTTAGACTTTTTGTTCTT